TGACCTTCATACCTATTATACTCCATACCAAAGAGGGCATTTAAGCCAGGCTCTAACTCTTTGGCGAGTTGTGCTCTTGAAATAGCCATACTAGACCCTCCTTAAGATGCAGTAGCGTCAACGTCCGAAGAGTTTAACGCATGATTGTTGATTTTAACTATGTATGAAACACCAGCAGCACTGTGATCAGCATTAGTTACTTCTTCGTGAATGCCTAAAATCATCACACAATTTGAAGTATCTGTATCCTCAGCAGTTGATATATCTAGTACAGCAGAAGAAATACCAGTTGTAGTATTACCACTTGTTCCACTTGCTATATCAGCAGTCTTAAAGATATCTACTTTAGCAGTTGTTCTGTTAGTGTTGCCACCATCAGCAGCGATAATAAATCTCTGTGATGGATCGTCATACACAAACCCTTTGATGTCAAAGTTAGTATTAGCCGACCCTGAACCAGGCCATGTATTACTAAACCTTAACTTGCCAGTGGTTGCATCCACAAATTCACATCCAGCAAAGACACCAAGTAATTGGTCTCCGTTACCAGTTGCAGATCCAATCGCAATAGTTCCAGCAGCACCGCCATCGAGTGCCGCAGCTTTTACAGGTGAACCTTGAAATATCGCGGAAGCATCACTAGCAATAAAGTATTGACTCGTACCTTGAGTCGCTGGACTTGAACCATGTCTTCCAACAGGCTTAAATCCGAAAGCTACATTTGCATTAGCCATTTATTGCTCCTTCATTAGTTAATCGGTACTGGAAGTGTTATTCATTTTACTTCCCTTACCGAAGGTTACACGACTTTGCCTATCTGGTTTATGGATAGGCATAGAGGGATGTTGCTCCCTCATCAAGTTTTCATCCACGGCTGTCATTTGATTGCGGGTCTGCTCCCGAAAATATTCAGTTCTCTCTTGTACCGTTTCTGTGGGTATTCGTGCCAACATTAAACCACCGACACCTATTATCCCTTTGTTTTTACCCTCTTCAATAACTGGATATTTTGCAGCTTCGGCTCCGTATTCGTCTGCCCTAACTGGTTCCCATCCTTCTCTCATTCTGGAAAAAACATTCGCTTTATCATCTTCTCCTCTTAACTGAGTTCTGATCCAACGATGTTCAAATCCATCTGGAGCTGGAGGTGCATCCAACTTTGCTGGAGGTTGCCAAGGTTTTCTCCTTGTATTATTAACACGATTTGTGGCTTCTCGTGAAATTCTGTTCGTAGTCATAATTACTCCTTCACATGCTTTGCATATTCTTCTAATGGAACACCCAATCTTTTTGCTATCGCAATCTGCGATGGAGTTAGTTTGACTGTCCTCTTTCCTTTTGAAGCTGATCTTGAAGCCGTAGCTCCAGCAGATGCAACTCTAGGAGTTGAAGATTGTGTTCTCGTATCCGAAAACTTATGTGGAAACTCTGTTCTCATTCTTTTATCAATCTCAGTATAGTATTCTTCTGAGTTTGGGTCAAACCCTTCTTGCTCAATTAATGTTCTATGAACACCAAATACAGCATAAGTCATAGTTTGATCCTTTCCAAACCACTCATTTTCTTGTGCCCACCTTTCGGCTCTAGGGTCTGGTTTGGCAGATTGTTGAGGTTGTTGAGGTTGTTGAGTAGAAGTTTCCTTTTGTTTTTCGGCTTGTTCTTCTCTTTCAGCTTTTAACTTTTTAAGATTAGCTTCTTCGTTAGCAATACGAGCTATGTTCTGTTGTGCTTCATATAAAGCATCTGCATCACCTGTCTCCAACGCTTTTTTATACGCTTCTTTTGCAGCTTCTGCTTGGGCAGTTACTCTATTATCAAACTCACCAACATAGTTAGTATCTAATTTATCTAATCTTTCTTTGAGTTCTTCGTTTTGTTTTTTGACAGACTCTGCATAAGTGACTGCAGCTTGTCTCTGTCGCTCTTCTTCTCGAAAACGGTTCGTAAGTTTTGAAATACGCTTTTTAACAGACTCAGAATACTCTGAGAGATCTTCTTCACCAGTGTCTTCTTTACTTTCGGTTGTTCCTTCGGAATCTCCGACAACTTGACTTGTTTCTTGGGGGGTCTTCCCCTCTTCTTCTGGGCCATCTACTACCTCCACTTCTTCAAATAGTTCTTCTTGTTTTTGTTGTTGCATACATTAAGCTCCGTATGATTTGATGTCATCGGGATTGACAATGGTTGCAATGACTTCATCGTCATTGATAATACGCACTTCTCCGCCCTCTATCTGGAATCTAGAACCAGCGTAACGACCAATACATATCCAGTCGCCCTCCTTACACCAAGCTCCGTCTTCTCCAAATTTGTCTAAATCTTTATATGCTAGTGGGCCTACCTTAACCACATATGCTACAACTGTAGCTCTAGCTTCTTTATCTCTTACAGAATCTGGTACATGAATACCACCTTCTGTTGTTTCTTTACCCATGTAAGGCATAACAAGTAACCTCCAACCAGTCGGTTGTGGCACTCTGTCTTTTAATGATAATTTTTTTGCTTCTTCATCTGCTTTTTTCTTAGCTTCTTTTTGTCTAAGAACATATTCAGGTACTATTAAAGTCATCGTCTGTTTTCTCCAGCAGGGTTCTTAATTGTTCTATTGCGTAGGTTAGACCCTGGATTTCACCTACCATAGCTTTATATGACTCCATATCAGAGGCATTTCCACTCGTTAAAGCGATACTAATATCTTCAATACGAGTATTCAAGGACTTTTTGTATTTATGTAAAAAATCTGTGACTTTCACACTTAAACTGTACCAAATCTATAATTTAATTGCAATTTTGGATTAAATTTTTCTTTTTCTTTGTCGTAGAAACCTCCACCTCTAACCTCTATATTAGGACTTATGTATTTTTTCATAAGAGCTTCTAAGGGTGGTGCAATTTGACTTGCTCCAAATCCTAAAAAGTCAGGATTTAAGTCTGATAATTTTATAAAACCATCTTCATCCATATTAACAGGCACAGTGGGTTTGGATTTTGTTCGTTGTTCCAATACCTCTCTTATAAAATCTCTTTCTCTTCTATCATCTTCTGTTGGTAAGGAATAGAAAATATCAGACGGGATTCTGTCTATTTCTACTTCAGGTATTATTGCTATTGGATTTGTCCTTAAATTTGACATAGCATCTGTTACAGCCATGTCGGCTTCTGTCTTATTCTCAGGTGCCATTGTAACTATGCCTGCATTTTGTGGCATTGAACCAAAAGTAAAACCTGAAGGTATTTCACCATAATCAAATTCTGGTACTTCTTTTCTAACTCCAGCTTCTGGCATACTCATAGTATTTGTATTAGTTTCTTCTGTATCAAAAATATTTTTAAGACTACCCACACCACGAGTAAAACTATCAATTATATCTGTTATAGGTTGAAAACTTGATTTTTTTGAATCTGCCATAGCTTCTTTAAACGCATCTGACCCCTCTGGAAGTCCTCTGTTTCTTCCAAACAGATTAGTAATCGTGCTTAAGCCTGGTATCATATCGATAATACCACCTCTTGGAACTTCTTTTACAGTACCTTCCATAGTTGGTTGACCAATGTAAAAATCTCCCATTCTATAATCTTGACCTGGACGATTTAGAGAGGGTAATCCCATGCCTTGACGATAACGTAAATTATTAACATCTTGAACACCATCAGAGCCGAGTATGTTTGTATAATCTACATTCTCTGCACCAAACATTCTTGAAAAAATAGAGTCTGGAAAAGGATTAGTAGCAGTAGCACCTCTAGCTTGAGTGTAATTTTGAACAGTTCTAAACTCAGTAGGAGTGCCAGTAACAGTGTAGTCGCTATCTCCCTCAGAAAAATCGCTATTATCTGCAAAGCCAGAACTGCTGCTTTGAGCTGCTCCAAGACCAGATGCGTCTATGTCACTTTGCGTTACACTGGAATCAAATTCCACTAATAGACTCCTTTAAATCCAGTCCCTTTGACTGCTGAACCAGTCCCTCTGGCTACGCCACCTTTGCTCATTTTTCTAGGCATCATATTATAAGTGCCACCACCCATCATCTTCATAGTACCACCTTTTTTCTTGTAGCCCATTTTGTTTCGGACTTCTGTAGGTAGCTTTCTTAAGCCTGGGTTTTCTGATGACGAAGGTAAATCTTTCAAAGCACCACCGTCTTTTTTACTTATGACTAATTTTCTTATTTTTTTCAAAGCCTCTTCTGGGCTGATTCCTCCAGAGGCAGAAGCATTTGCAATGTTTTTAAATTGACCCATCTTTGCTTTATTGGTTTTATCTTTATTAATTCTAGTAACTTTACCGTTTTTTGCAGAAATCTCAGCATCCTTGCCCATCATTTTGTCTAATATTTTTTTCTGACCAGGCATTATAAAAGGTGCCGCACCTTTCTTTTTCTTCTGTTCTTTTTTCTTCTTCTTTGTTTTTACTATTTCTGTAGGCATAAATTTCTCCAATACTGTTGATCCACCGTCTTTCTTTTTTCTTCCTTTTTCGACAAGACCTTTTGCTTGATTGTATGATAAACCCATATCATTTGCAAATTGTTTAATGCGTGTCATGCTTTGGCTCTCCTTATTGCTTCTTTACCTTTTTTAAAAATACTAGCTACTTTTGACTTTCCCATTACTTTTGCTCTTTGCTCTCCGACTGTAAGGATTTGTATTTTTCTTGCAAAAGGTTTATTGATTTTTTTAACTTTTGCAACCGTCTTTCTTGCGTCCGCTTCTGTAGCAAATTTAATACTAACCGTGTCTTTAGGGTTCTCATCCGTGTATAACCTTCTTCCAGAACCTTTGGGTTTTTTACCTGTCCCAACTTTAGGATCTCTTTTTTTTACCATTTTTCAAAACACTCTTTAAACTTTTGGCTTGTGAGGCATGTAATTTAGATGCTTTATTCAAACCCTTAATTACTTTTTTAATTTTTTTCTTTTTAGTTTGCAATGTTTTCTCCTATTTTTTCATGTTTTCTCTTGCTACACCCTTTGACTTTTCATAAGATCTCATTCCTCCGAGTCCTAGTAACGAAAGAGTTAACGTCATAAGTTCACCAGTGGCTAAACTAGGCAAAGTTACATCTGGCATCCATATCGCTGTCGCCCACTCTGCAATAGGCATGATAAAAAATTGCGTTAATAACCCTAGAGCACAGATCCACATTATGGCGGGGCGGGCTCCTGCCACAAATAGTGAGGGGTGCTTCGCCTGTTCTGTATTAGCTGCGATTTGACCTTTTGCCAAATCGTGAGCATGGCGGGTGGCAAGAGTGGCTAAGTCATGTGCCAATTTGTTCTTTTGGTCTTTATCCTCTATAAACTTACCAACAAGTTTACTTACTGGACCTATTAGACTGGTTACTGCTGTTAACATTGTTATCTCCTTTATGTTCGTGACCCATCCATATTCCAAATACTCCAGTCATAACGCCCATGACGACTGATACGAAAGCGGATTGACTAGCAGTTGGGGAATCGAGTTGCATAAACCATTCTGCACATCTCCAGCTCATAGCTGTAGATATTAGCATCATAAATCTTGGAAGTATCTTCCATTTTAAAAAAGTTTCTACACTCATTTTAACAAAATTTCGTTTAGACCAAAACCCTCTAATAATATTAACGTAAAAAATAATAAAAGAACACCACCTGCAATAAGTTTTCCACTAAAATTAGTTGACCCTATTTTGATAGCGACAAACTCATTACCTAATATTCTTAACGATAGTTCAAAACTATTTTCATCAATTTTAAGTTTTAAAGGCTTTTCATTCATCCTTTTTTCTCCTTATAAAGCCATGCAAGAAATATTATAAACCCAATGACTGTGATAAACAAGACAGTCCAACCAACATATTCCCAGATTTTTCTTATAAGCTCCTGTTTGGCATAAATTTCGTCTCTTCGTTTTTTTCTTATCTCGGCTTCCATAGCCAAAATCTCATTCCATGATTGAGGCCCGTAGTGAAAATTCAAAAATGATTTAAGTTCTTGTCGTTGTGCTTCAAACTTTTTTTTAGCAGTAAACGCTTCTATAGCAGAGGCTTCTATTTCTTTGCCTTTAAACAATTTTAAGAGTGGCGATACATTCTTCGCGGACTTCTCAGTATTCTCAACATCTGAAACCGCTCCCATCCAACGAGAAATATCTTTTCCCATAGATTCAATTTCACGACCTGCTGCAAATCCTTTTTTGATTGCGTTAAATGCCGTATTTGCTGCTGTAATTGCTACACCGATTGAGGCGGGATCTAACATTACTTTCCTTTCAGAGAAGCCTGTGTATTTATCCTATAAATATTAACATCATTACGGTCTTCTGCTATTTGTTCTTGTGTTTGTGTTCTTTGTTGTGCCAATTCGTAAGCTTGTGCTAGTTTTGCTTGGTCAACTTGAAAATTCATCATGTCATTTAGTGATTTTCTTTGAATTTCAGCCGTATCGTTCTCTAATTCCTTCTGTCTTATGTCTACAAGTGGGTCTGGCTTCTGTGCAGGCTCTACAGCAGGCATAATTTCCTTCAATATTTCACCAATTTGTTGTGATATTGCAGATTCAACCGATTCTGGAGCTATTTGTGGCACTGGCTCACCCCTTTGTTGTGCTTCTTCCATCATTTTTTGGAAAAATTTAGTTACTTGGTCTCTTGCTAACAAACTGACATGCTCTTGAACATGTGATTGTAGTAACAAAAACCCTTGTGGGTTGGCTTGTGACACCATATTTGATAAAAACATGACATGTGCTGTTAAATGTGCCTCGTGATCTTGTTGTGGGAACGCTTGTAAAGGCACACCTTTGATAGAATTAGCGTTTTCTGTCGCTGGATCTACTGGTGCTGGTGGTTGTGGTGGCGGTAAAATGCCATCTATGTTCTTAACATCAAGTGCATCATACATTCTTCGGTACGCTTCGTACTGATTATGTAATTGTGGTGCAGCTTGTGCTAATTGCAACTGTGTTTGTGCCAAAGATAGACGTTGTGCCATAGAAAAAATGCTTGGATCACTAACTGGTAGCACATCAACTCGACCATCAAAGTCTGTTTGCATAACTTCTGGACCAACATTACCTACAAAATACGGATAAGGTATAGGATTTTCCGAAAAAATTTCTGCTAACATCCTAAATTCTTGTTTTTGTCCGTAATGTAATCGTTTATGTATGCTTGAAATAATTTTTGAGCCTTGTTCAATTAACGCAACAGTCGTTCCTACTGGTGCTTGTGAGTTTACATCGCTAATTTTTGCGTCTGCAACTTGTGCAAAACGTCTACCAGAGTCAACAATAACTCCCAAAAGCTGTGCTAATGTGCCAGATGGCTCTTTGTATGGCAATGGAATGATTGAATTTTTGAGATCTCCACCTGGGACATCGATATCTCTGAACTCACCAGGATTAAGAGGATCGTCATCATTACGAATACGAACACCTCTCGCTTTAAAACCAGCTGGAAGATTTGATAAAGTACCTGCATCTATTAACTGCCTTAGTATTGAAGTGGCTGCACGAGACAAGCCACCGATTGTGTGTAAAAGACCAAAACCATAAAAGCCAAAGCCTGGTAAAAATTTAAAATGTACGAAGTATTGTCTCTTTCTTTTTAATGTATCTTGTTCTCTATAGTTTCTAACCACTGATAAAACTTCGCCAGAATTTTGATCAATGGTAACAATATAAGGGAGCATAATACCCGAAGGCTGCCCTTCAGTATCCATATCTTCAAAACCTTCCAAGTCCAAGTCCACATGGATTTCAAGTAAGGTGTAACTATCATCTGAATAATTTGGATATAATCCTTGAAGCTCGTTAGTTGTTTCTTGGATAGTTCCTTCATCTTCTCCAGTGTCTGCACTAGATAACTCCACATCTTTATACACTCCAGCAACTTGTAGTTTACGAATTTCATTGTAACTCATTCGTACCATGTGTGTCACTCTTTCTGCTGTTCTTATATCAGAAGCAGAATAAGGCACAATTAAATCTTCTGCTGGTACAAACTTAGATACGGCTCTTTGTTTGGTTGGATCAAAATAAACCTTCTTAAAAGTAGAACCAGTGAGTGGTAGATAGAAAAGCATTTGATCTGTGTCTTGATCATACTCTTCCATGACTTCTGTTATTTGATAGTTCATGTAGTCTTTTATTCTTTGTGCTTGATCCTCTGTTTGTTTTGTCGGAACACCAAGAACTTGTGTTTTTACTGGACCACCACTTGGTAACATTTCTTTATAAGCTTGTGCTTGGAATTGTGTTGTGGCTTCAGACAATAATGGATGAGTCACGCCACTTGCACCAAGGAATGGATTACTTCTGTCTTCATAATTAATACCAAGTAAATTAAGTCCTTTGGCTATCGCCTCTTCCCAGTCGGCTCTAGATTCTAAATCTTCTTTGACTTTGGCTTGTAAATCAGAAGCAAGAGAGGATAGTACACCGTCCTCCATGACCTCTGCAAGATTAGCATTATGATCATACTGCTCTGCCATAACTTCCATTTGTTCTCCAGTGTCAAGCTCAACACCTTCTGGTAGTTGGTCTTCGATTGCATCGGGTAGATCAATCATAAGTTCTTCGCCTGCTTGCATGGGTGCACCACCAGCTCCCATAGATTTTTCAACCATGCCTGCTATTTCTCTAGGATCTTCTGCCATTAACTTGCCTTTCTAACTATACCACCTTTACTAAACAAGGAGGCTGATGTTTCTGTAAAGAACGCATCATCTATCTCACTAATATCTAAAACATTAGATTCTTTTACATCATACCCTATTTCTGGTAATTTTCTAGTAGAGAGTTTTCCGCCATGTTTTACATACTCTTCCATTGCTTCTCTTGGTGCTTTGTTATAAGTTCCTATGGCAGCTACTTTTGCTTCACCACTATAGTTTTCTGCTGTAGGTACAATAATTTTTTTAATTCCTCTTTTGTGTGCTTCTCTTACGGCAGATCTTATAGCGAACTTGGAAAAATCTTCCATGCTTTTAAACGGTGGTTGCTTTTTAAGTTTTGTGTTTGGAACGTCTAAATCATAATCTATTATTTTTTCTATAGCTTTTTTAACCAGTTCTTTAGATTTATTATCTGGTAAAGCATCAGCTAATTTTTGATAGTTCTCTTTTGTTTTTGTAGGATTATATTTTTCTGTTACAATTCTGTCTGCTTCCATTGCTTTGTCAAAAGCATCTTCTTTTATTTGTTTCAACCCCTTTGCTTTGTTGTCAAAATCTTTTAGGTCAAATCTACCTAACGCTGAATGAAGTGCACCTTTTTGATCTGTGCCATTGTTTCCTCTCATACCTAAATAATATCCGTTTTGTGTGTCATTAATTATCTTTTGACCAGAAATAGTGTTTTTACCAAAACCAAAAACAGATTCTTTTAAATCAATAGCGGCTATATCTCTTTGTAATTTTTTGTTTGTTCTAAATTCATTTTCTAATAATTTTGCCATGGTTGAATTATCTATACCACTAAAGTCTTGAAGATTAGCAGTGTTTTCAAAGAAAGTGAATATACTCTCTAAATTTGTTGTTCCCATTTCTTTCCATTGTTCTTTTCCCACCTGTTTAAATCTTTCGTTTTGTATTTTTGGAAATATGTTTTTTTCTACAAAAGGTGTTAAATTTTTATGAATCGCCTGACCCATTTCTTCTGAGGTTCTTGACAAAGTGAATAGGTTTGAAAAAATATTACCTTCTGTTCTTCTATAGCTAGGGAAAAAATTTGTTCTATTAAATGATTCATCTACAAGTTTGTAAGCTAATTTATTTAAAACATTGTCTGAAAAAGAAAAATCAACTGCATCCTCAAGAATGTTTTTCATCTCTTCTCTCATCTCTTCAGAAAAGTCTGGTGATTTTTGCATTGTGTTTAGTCTATCTTTTGATCTTTCTAATTCTTTCATAAACTTAGAATCTTTAAACAAAGTATTTATAAACTCTGCACTTGTTTGTTCTACTTGAGTTCTATTAATTAGTTCTTTATTTATAATATTTTTCATGTTTAAAATATATTTTTCTGGATCTTCTTTTATAGCCAACATTTGAAAATCTCTTAAATCTGGATTAAGACCTGCTCTTCGAGCATCTATATTTCTTTCTGGGTCTAATAATCTTAAGCTATCTAAGAAAGAAGGAGTTGGTCTACTTGAAAAATATCCAAAATCTCCAAAAGCTCTTGATAATAAATTAGCACCAGATATTTTTGTTTTGTCATAACCAATATCAAATATATTTAAATGATGACCTCCCATGTTAACACTTTCTAAATCTAGCGGTATTCCTGGTTCAAACCCTGGTAATTCTCTAGTTAATTCTCTCATAAATTTAGTCTTTGCTTTTGCTTTTCGATTAAAAACTTCATCAAATCCCTCGCCTACACGACTTTCAAGTTGTGTGTTTCTAGATGCCGCTAATATAGATGTTGGTTTTGGAGGCGCTATAGTTTGTTCTAATAATGAAGGCTCGTCACCTTTTCTTGTATTTATTTTTCTAATAAGTTTTCTTTGTGATTCTACACCCACAAGTGCAGAGTCTAATAAATCAAACGCTTTTGTAATTTGATCTTTGTCTCTAACATGAGTATCATAATCAATTTCTGTTTTTTGCATCAAATCATTTGCTGTTCTTCTATTTGTAACTGCGTTTTTCTTATCAAGAGCGTAGTTTTTTACCTCTCGTCTAACATTATCTGGCAAACCATCTTGTGCTTGTTTTATAAGTAACACTTCTTCTGGACCGCCAAAGTTTGTAAATCGTATAGATCTGTCTGTTAAATCAACACTATTTAAAAGATTAGATTGTTCACCAAGAGGTGTGTTTTTAAGTTCACTGCTTAAATAAGAGTCTGCTCTTTGTAAATTTTTACGATCTGCTTCAGACACTCTTCTTGTAGGAGTGCCTCTTACAGGTAGTGTATCTGTCATAACTTTATCTGTTGTTTCAGCTGCTCTTACAGCATCTGCTTGTATTTCTTCTGGAACAAGAACTCGTTCTCCATCTATTTCTTGAACACTGTATCTTATATGTCCAATATAACCTGGGGATTCTTTACCTGCATAATCGTGCCCTTCTGATCCACTAGAGGCTTTAGAGTTTTTAACCACTAAATCTGCATCTGGATTGGTTCCAAAAGCATTAGAATTTTTATCTGCAAAAACCATCCAGCCGTAATCTAATTGTTTGTTTTTTGACTCAACACTTCTTTGCATAGACTCATAGTTTGTATAAACAGTTGGAAAGTTTTTCTGAGCATCCTCAATCTTAGAAAAAGTCTCAACCGTTATTTGTGGTTTTACTGCGTTTAGTAACGATATAAAATCTTCTCTTGTGAAAGGTGTCTCTGAGTTTCTAAGTAAAAAATTATCTAATCCTAAACTTCTCATCTCTCGTTTCACGGATCGTGGTACGTTATTATTTGTTATAATATTATTTAAAATCTCAATACCCTTCTTTGGCTTTTTACCAAAACCAATTAAGTTTGCTGAGTTCTCAAAGAAATAAGCAGTCGGAGAAAAGAATTGTTGAGTGGCATTAATGCCTATCTTATCTTCTTGCTCTCGCATAAAACTTTTAATTGCTTTGTCTGGATCTCCACCTCTAAATGCCGAAATCTCAGGTAGCTTTGATTTTGGTATATGCTTCTCACCAGCTTCCTCAAAATTTTTCGGACCTTTTGGAACTTGCTTTTTAGGTGGCAGACCACCGCCAATACCTTCATTGGCAGACATTGCCAGTTTCTCGCCAGTTGTTTTAGGCACATCCATTATGTAAGTATTGTTTGCTGGAACATCTGTTGCAGATTGTAACGCTAAACCATCTGATGGTGGAGAGGGCGGCTTTATTCCTCTTGCCGCTAGTCTTGCTGTTGCAATACCTTTTGCTAATAAAGCTCCAGGTGCCATGGCTCGACCTGCACTTTCCAAGTTATCAAAGCCAAACTCTGGAAAATCTTGACCCATGAACTTCTTAGCTAGTGCCTCAGAACCATACTGATCAATTAAACTTTGTATTCCCTCTGGTGTCTCACCGTATCTAACGTCATAGTACAAACCAACAAGATCTGCTGGAAGTCCCAAAATGTCTGCCGTTTCACCGACCAGTAACCCTTTTCCGATTTTTTTAAAATCATCTAAAGTGTCATCAAGGCTTTGTGGTCTTGGTCCACCTTTAAAATAAGGTTCTGCCATTAAGTAATCCTAGTTGTTCTTTTCTTCTCTGGTAGCATAATATCTGAGTAACGGTTTGTCACGGTAAAACCACCAGCCTTTTTCTTAAATAAATCCAGTTGCTTTACTTTCGGTTTTATTTTCTTCTTTGGTGAATACTCTGTAGGCTTTCGCTTATAGTAATATTTTCCAGGCGTTGGTTGTCCGCGCTTCTCTAATTCTCTATAGGTTCTTCTTCTATCTGCTTCATCTGACATTAGTAATACTCCCTTTTTGATCGAGGAAACCAGTCCTCTGCTTCGTCTTCTCCGTCCAGTGCGATAAATCCGCCTTGTCTAAATCTCATAACTGCCATTGTCATACTATCACAATAGTCATCATGGTCGCCATTTGGAAAAGATGCAACTTCTTCTATTACATCCTCTGCAAACTTCTCTCCACTAGGATACCACACTTTTCCAGATTCGAAAATAGGAGAAACAATGTGCATCCTTGTCGTTTTGTCTAAGTTACCCCCTTTACGTCTGCCTGGACTAAATGTCAAGACTGGTAAATTTTGTAATCGTAGCTCGTCTGCTAAAGGTTGACCGCTTGCTTTTGCCTCGATAAGCATCATGTCTGGTTCCCAATATTCGTTTTCTTCTATCGCAATATCTTTTAACTCTGGAAAACTCCATCGCCCTTTCTTCGCATCAAGCATAATTAAATGCTGTTGTCCGTTGGCTTTTGGCTCAAACACACCCCAAGTTGTTATCGCAGAATAGTCTGCCGTCTCTTTTTTACTGTATGCCGTATCATACGACTGCAAAATATAATCTAACTTCGGAACATCTTCTTCTTCCCACGGAGTCCACCACTCCCTTTTGATCATTGCCGTTTCTTCAGAAGTCGGATTCTGTTGCCACTGAGCGTTCCATTTCATAGGTGACAATGACGCTTTGACTTTTAACAACTCGTCTTTGTTCCAAAACTCGGGCCACAAGATCTTATCATTCGGCAGAATCGCTGGGAACTCTACAACATCCCATTGGTCAGACATAGTATCCTTCGCCATAGCCTGGACTAATCTGCCCGTGAGGTCTTTCTTTGACCATCTTGTTTGCACAATGATGATGGTTCCCCCAGGTTGTAGTCTCTGTCTCGGACCCGATGTGTACCACTCATAGGTATTATCATAAGCAACCGAGGACAACGCATCTTGTTCCGAGTGTGGATCATCAATAATCAATAAGTCTGCACCACGACCAGTCATTGCCGCACCAACACCCGCGGCAAAATACTCACCACCAGCACTTGTCTCCCAACGACCCGCTGCTTGACTGTCTTGTTTTAAATCGGTTTCTGGAAAAACTTCCGTGTACACTGGATCGGCAATCAAGTCTCTGACCTTACGACCAAACCTCACGGCAAGTTCTGTATTCATCGTGGCTTGAATGATCTTGAGTTTTGGATTACGGCCCAGGAACCACGAAGGCATGAGATAAGATGCCATCTCTGACTTCGAGTGTCTGGGTGGCATGTTTACAATCAATCTCTTGAGTTTGCCTTGTGCGATTAGCTCCAATTTTTCTGCAATGATTTTATGATGGCTTCCAACAATAAAACCTTCATATACATGTTGGGCATAATCTAAAAAATTTTCTTGTGCTTTTTCACGGGTGTCCAGTTTGTTTTTCTGTTGCTCTAGCAGAAATACTTCTTGTAACACCTCTTTGGGTAACGCATCTAGTGACATGTCCCAACGATAATATATCCAAATGAATTTATCAACCCTGCATATGTATGTATGTATAGTAACACCGTTACCCATTTTGTGGGGGGTGGGGGTAGTATTATTGTAAAGTTATTTCTGGTTGTATAATAGTAACCCCTATTGTGGTTGTAAAATGATCTAGATTCGCAGAATCTATCTCCCAAGAGGTCGATAGATTACGCTTCACAATCTAGAATAAAATAAAAATTATTAATTTTTATTGTTATTTTATTCTAGATTATGAATCTAAATTTCCTTGAGAAAATTTCTGCGAATCTAGATCATTTTCCGAGAGCCATTTTTTTGGGTTGCAATGAGAAGCAAAAACATTTCACGGATCGTGAAATGTAATTACTTTATGCTTGACTCTGGGATCAAATGGGATTAATCTTATAGATAGAAAGGAGGTGATAATATGAGTGCAATCGGTGATGTTATCGAAGATTATATCGATAATAAGATTGATGAAACCATTGACGAGAAAGTCAACGACTCTGTTGATAACTCTTATGTGGTTCAAGATCTTCGTACTGATGTTGACGATCTTAAATCTCAGATCGAAAACTTCGATGAGAATGCTATTGCTCAAATGGTCGTGGATACAATAGTTTCCAAAATGATCGGTGGCGAAAAGCAAGTTTATCAAACTGCTTACGTTACAAAGTTAGTTAACAGAGTTAACGAACTTGAGCAAGAGATTCACAATCTCAAGAATCCAAAGCCAACTGCTATCAACGAGTAGTTGGGAAATGGGGACAGAAATGTCCCCATTATTTTTTTAGAAAGGAAAATAAAATGACAAGAAAACATTTCATCGCACTTGCTAAAGTGTGTATCAAAAATAAACTAGATGATGTAAGTATTCACGACATCGCTCTAGTCTGTAAAAACTTTAATAAAAACTTTAGTTACATAAGGTTTTTAGATTATGTAAAAGATCCTAAAAATGGTTAATAGTTTCCGCGACCATGGAAAGATAAGAGGGTGCTTCGGCACTCTCTTTTTTTGGTTCTCGGATTTTGTTCTTTTTAAAAATCGCAGAGAATCGCAAAGCGACCACTCCGTTTTCTCTGCGATCTACCGAAATTTTTTTTGAAGCCGCAGTCGTGTTCGGAAGCAAAAGTTGCAGAAATTCGCAGAGCGATCACTTCGTTATTTCTGCAACTGTTCCACTTTTTGATTTGCAATCGCAAGAGCCATGTCCAATTCTCCACGCACCAAGAACCCAGGACTATCGGTTGACAACGAAGGGTTGCAAGGGTCGGACACAAGAAACTTGCAAAGCGTACCACCCTCAAACAAATATAGAGCCTTGGTTAAAGGGTGTCGAACCAAGAAAAAAGAAACATAATTATTAGCTTGTATCCTCAAATGCGTTGATATTTGGGACAACTCAACCTTAAATTTGTTTCCTTTTGTTGGTGCTTTTAGTTCAATAAATAATGGAAACTTTTTATTAATTATTATTACATCAGTAAAGCCACTATTAAATTTGTTTTCTATTTTTTGTATAAAAGTATTTGATGGTAATTGTTTTTTTATATTCAAAAAAAATTGTTTTTCTTTCATTTTCTTGCTTGACCTTTATGGGATAATATGAGATAAATAATATAAGGCATAATTTAATTTTAACAGAAAGGTTATTAAATGGAAGACGTAAACTCAACCGAGTATTTAAAAAACCAAGAATGGTTTTTAAGTGGTTTGTATGTTTTACAAATCATTGTTGAAGAGCAAGAAGAAACTAAAAATTATATAAGGGGGAAAAAATGGGAGTACCAATAGTTCAAGCAGATTTTAATACAGTAGATTATTCGAAAGAAATGTTATTAAAAAACTTTCCAAAGGGATCTACTGTTCATTTAGTTATTAGACAAGTTTCAAGGTCTGGAATGTATAGACATATTTCAGTTCATGGCATTAAAAATAATACAGTTTATCATTATTCTTTTCATGTCGCTAAAGTTTTAGAATGGACATACAAAGACAAAACCAATGCCGTTGGTGTCGGTGGTTGTGGTATGGATATGGGTTTCCATCTTGTATACACTTTAGCAAGTGTTTTATATAATGATGGTTACGCATTAACACATAAATATATATAAGGGGGTAAAATGAAAGCATATTTAATTGATCCGATTAATAAAATAGTTTCCGTTGTTGATTACAACGGAGACTATCAAACCATTAATAAACTAATAAATTCGCAAAGAGGATTTGACGCAGTTTATGGTTTTAGAAATGAAGACACATTGTATGTTGATGACGAAGGCTTATTAAGAAAAGAAAATTACGGCTTTGAATTTACATATGATAATGGTCATACTCAACCTTTAATGGGGAAGGCTTTAGTTTTAGGCACAGACGCAGAAGGCGAAAGTGTTGCAGTTAAAAGCACATTGGAAGAAGTTGAAAGTAAAATTAAATGGATTGGCAAAGTTCAAATCTATCATGGACAAACTGGTTTTGAGATTGTCCCAATAGAAGCAGATGTAGAAGAAGCAAAGAACTCTATAATAAGAGAAGAAGTTAATAAAACATTATCTAAAATATTTGACGAAGGGAGGAAAAAATGACAGTTGAAGTTTTAGAAAAGAAAAGTCTATCGTCTTTGTATAGCGAGGTTACATTTATTCAAGGTCAAGTTAAATCAAATCTTGAAATGCAATTACATTTGAAGAAAGAAGAGATGAAGTTGCAAGACATGAGAGCCGATCTTGAAAAAGAAATCGTAGGTTTGCAAAATGACTAGGCTTTTAAAATTAGTCGAGAGAGTTGGGGAAGATTTAGATATCTTCCTCAATGACAAGGGCATGACAAACGATCAAGCATTTAAAGAGATAGGTGCAAAACTTTATGAAGTTGATGGACTTACTTGGAAAGGTGGCTTTGTTGTTAAGATCGCAGAGCAATTAATATTAGAAAATATCGAGGAAGAAAATATATAGTAATAATCAAAGTTAGGCATGGTTTCCGTGCCTAATCTTGAATATTGCAACAACAAAATGAAAGGAGATGTTATGCAAATATCAAAACTAGAACTCAAGAATATTGAGTATTATAAAAGAGGAAGTGAAGAAACTCCTTGTTATAATGCGACAGTATATGTCAACGGCAAAAAAGCAGTTGAAGTATCTAATGATGGTCGTGGTGGAAGTGATAGACAACACCCCTATCCACAGTTTATGGACGAACATCAAAATGTAAGTGTTTTACAAACTCTTAATAAATATTGTGTTAAGACTTTTGGTAGCACAAAATATGAATGGGGAGAAATAGATATTGATCTTGAGCATTGGTGTCAAGACAGACTTTATGAGTATGTTGATCAGAAGAAACTTAAAAGAGATATGAAGACTAAATTTATTTGTGTGGATATAGATAAAAATGAACTTTATGCCTATGCAAAAAAAGGTCATTCAGATGTAGCATTTCAAAGTCATATGGATAAAAACCACCCCAATGATACTTGCTTAAACTTTTTAGAATTTGATTTAGCATGGAAATTTTATAACGGAGTTGTGTAATGGGTAGGTATTACAACGGAGATATTGAAGGTAAGTTTTGGTTTACAGTTCAATCAAGTGATGATGCAGATTTCTTTGGTCAACAAGGAGAAGCTAGATTTTTAAATTATTACTTTGATACAGAGGACTTGCCGAAGATAGAAGAAGGTATCAAGAAATGCAAAGATTATTTAGGTTCGCTTTTAGAAGCACTTAATGAATTTTTTGAAAAAAATAACGGATATAATGATGAGATGTTAGTTAATCATTTAAATAGTCTTTACACTTGTGAAGGTTTACCATCAGAAAAGTTTACCAAGCAAGGGGTAAAGCATTATTTAGAATGGTATGCAAGACTAGGATTAGGAGAGCAAATTTTAGATTGTGTAAAAGAAAAAGGTCATTGTAATTTTGAGGCAGAGTTATAATCGAGGGTATGTCCGAGAGGTTAGGAGATGGTCTGCAAAACCATTTACGAGGGTTCAAATCCCTCTACCCTCTCCAACAATAGGAGTAAAAATGAAAGATCCAATAGAGAATATGGTTTTTAAAATCTTAGATGATTTTAAAGATGGGACTTATGATGCTTTAATATATGGCATTAAAAGTGAAACT